CGCTCTTGGGTAAGAGCTGATTTTATCAACAATTCCCAAAAGCCACATATCTTTGTGAATCCGACAGAATCACAAGGTGGGACCCTTGAATGTCCTTTCTTCTTTTCAAAGAATGCAATGGACATCGTGAACAAGGACTGGTCACAAATGGGGAATATCACACTATCTGCCTTACAGATGCTGAAACATGCTAATGGTGCTACTGCACCTGTTACTGTTTCCGTGTTTGCTTGGGCAGAGAATGTTGCTTACTCTGTTCCCACACATTATGAACCAGCCCAAAATCTCCTTTTCACATCACCTAATCAACGTCTTCGTGAGGAATTCCTCGCTGAAGCCGGTGACGAGTATGGTCAAGGCCCAGTTTCAAAGCCCGCTTCAGCAGTTGCCCGTGTAGCAGGAACTTTATCTAAAGTTCCTTACATAGGTAATCTAGCAAGGGCCACTGAAATTGGTGCTAAAGCCTTATCCGGAATCTCTTCGATCTTCGGGTATTCTTCTCCCACCGATCTTCACAGACCGATGATGATACCCACTACAACCAAGAACTTTGCCACATCTAATATGCCATCTGATAGTGCAAAGCTTACTATGGATTGTAAGCAGGAAGTCTCAATTGACCCAACAATTTTAGGGTTGCCCCCTGTGGATGAAATGACAATTTCGTCCATTGCATGTCGAGAATCCTTCTTAACCAGTTTTAACTGGCGGGTGTCTGATGTTGAGGAACAACTGTTGTGGAATTTCTATGTCGATCCTTGTCAAGCTGAGTTGTATATAAACCCAAATGATGAAGACGAGACCCACATGACAGCGTGTTGTGTCGCTGCTCTCCCGTTTAAGTACTGGAGAGGTACGACGCGATTCCGCTTTCAAATTGTATCCTCAAATTACCATAAAGGACGAATAAAGATTGTTTACGATCCCCATGGTGGAGCGGGTAGCTCCCCATACAACACCGCTTACACGCATGTTCATGATATTGAAGAAGTCAGAGACTTCACTATGGATGTGGGCTGGGGTCAGCCTGATATGTTTCGAGAACATATCCCGAATGCCTTAATTGGTAATTCAGGGTATGCCTCAAGCAATTCACCGCTTGATCCTAGTATACATTCCAATGGAGTTCTCAGCATTTATGTAGTGAATACGTTGACCGTACCGAATAGTGTCATCCAAGACAACGACATTCAAGTCAACTGTTTCATTTCTATGCTTGATGATTTTCAAGTTGCAGAACCCAGCGCTGATGTATTTCGTTGGCGTCTTACTCCTGAATCTCCTCCTGTCCCAC